CCTCTTTAAGATCACCAATAACAAATACGTTTGGCTTTAAAGTCAATGCGCCTTCGGTATACGCTCCGGCTTCGACCTTAATTGCGTAGCGTTTTGTAGGAGCAGCATCAGTGATAGATGCCATTGCCGCTGCGATAGTTGCGAAAGGCTTAGTAAATGTACCGTCGCCAGTTACGTCGCTACCAGATTTGCTAACAATCTTGGTTTGAGCAATTCCAACAGATGTCGGAACTTCAGCCCAAGTCAAATCACCGCGCAAGAATTGGCTAGTGGTGCCAGTTCCAAGGCTGTCTTGTTTAGCAGCAAGCTCATCTGCCAATGCAGCTTCAGCGCGTTCTGGAGTGAAATAAAGATTTATTGCGCCTTCTGGAACAGCGTCAGTAGAGCCTGGGCTTGCAGATATTTCAATATAAACAGTGCCAGACCATCGGTAAACCTTGTTTGTGTCTTGCGCAACATATAGTTTTCCAGCCGATCCTTCAGCAGGAAAAGACTCCAAATCAGCATATTCTTCTACGTCGTCTACATAGCTTGGTAATTGGCTTGAAGGAACTTTTCCGTCAACCAAATCAGCCTTAGTTGAAAGATCAATCCCAGAAACTTGTTGGTCAACATATTTCTTTGTTGCAACGTTTTGATCTTCTGTTGGAAGCGCAGGATTTCCTTCTGCGTCAGTTAAAGATATAGATCCTGGAGCTACAAAAGCACTTCCAAGAGCATCACTTACGCTTAATCCACCAGTAGATAATGCTGCTGTAGAAAGAGGATTTCCTTCCTCATCTAACTGAGAGGCAACAACAGCATTAGACTGAACCAGCGTTCTAAAGCCTTCGCTCTCAACAAACAACGGGCCTGTCATTGTATCGCCAGCTTTTGATACCTTATCAGATGCGGCGGCAGCAGCTTCATCAGCGGCCTTTTGATCGACGTAACCTTTTCTTGCAAGGTCTTTTAAATCTACTGGATCATTGTCTGACTGAATTGGAATTGTCTTATCGACAAACCTACCTTTGACTAAAGCCATAGTCTCTCCTTTGTGAAATTATCTGGTATATGTGACGCGAAGTTTATCACCAACGTCAAGTATACCATACAAAGGAGTAGCATCCCAACTTAGCACGTTCAAACTTACTGTGTAATCTTCACCGTAAACTTGTGCGCTTCCGCTGATAACATCAAGGGTTACAGCCGTTGCATCAGTAGGATTATGAGATAAATTGATAGATGATGAAGAGATGTTTAAAGCATCTAAAGTAAAGTATTCGACAGTGTAGATGTTGCTTGGTGGAACAACTACAGGCTTGTTTTTCCAAAGTTGTGTTGCTGCTTCATAGACAAGAGCATCACCTTCGGCGACACCATTAATGGCTACGTTGTGCAATTCTTGCAGCTCAAATCCATTTTGGATCTTTACTTCAATTGTTCCTTCAGTAGGGTGAGCGCGAACAACGTAACCTATAAACACCATATGATTTGGTGCAGATGGCTTTGTAGTTGTTAGACCACCAGGTACAGCCGGAGATAACCAAAGAAGCTGACCTTCTGTAAACATCGAAGTGTCTACGTTATTTAGCTGGCCTTCGACGACAACATAGCCAACGCCATTATGTAGAATGTCAGACTCTGTTAAGCCAAAAGTCTTAGAGCTTGTAGATTCACTGTTTGCCTGAGAATAGTTAATCGTAGGTCTATTGCCACTGGCTCCATTGATGTAAACGGCAGACTTCTTTGGAATGGTTGCGCCAGTGATGTTGCGAACAAGGCACTTTAAAGTGACAGTATTAGTGACAATGCTGCCGCCAACAAGAGGCTCTGCTATGCCATCGTCACGTTTTATTTTGAAGATCTGATCGCCTTCGTCGTACCACATGAATACCCGCGCCGCTGGCGGGGTTTCCGGCTCTGCTATCGACGACCATCTAATTTTGCTATCTGACATATCAAGCCTCTAGTATTAAAGTGCCCTCAAGAAGCAATGTACCGTCTAAATTTAAAGGGCCAAACGTCACAGAGATCCTGTATTGTACCACACGAACAATGGTTCTCTGAGGTATCGTGGACCACCCACAATGCCAATCAGATCCCGCTAATACTGGTACTACAAAGCTCATTAACTTATCTCATCCACAATGATTATGCTGCCCCCGATACGGGCCTTGGCATAGATTTGAATCGTGTCCTTCACGTCGATTGCTCTTTCACTTTGGTCATTAAGTATAATTCCTGTAAAGCCAGGAATAGTGTTGCTGTAATTAAGCCTAATCTCATCTCCAGAATAGTTCTGAATATTGATGGCGTTACGATCAGATAATGGACCGCCAGGAGGTAAAGCCGTCCATTCTGTTGTGCTTAATAAAACCTCAGTTACCCGGCCAGCAATGCGAAGGCCAGACGGGGTGAAAGTTCCAGTTACAGCAATATTGCCGTCTAAAGGATTATCATCATCAGGAATAGCGGGCGGTGTGAAGTAAGATTCGCGCTCAGTCCATTTACACTTGTATTCGCCCATGATGGCGTAGTTTGAAGTGATAATGTCGCCATTTCGGTACTGACGCATGATCTGCCAAATAGGCTGATCTTCTGTGCCGCGCATAGAACTAGACCTGCCAATATATCTAATATTAGCAGCAGGTTCGTCTATTTTGATGAGCTTTATCTCATCAATTCTTACCTGTTTGACCTCAGCCATTAATCCTCACCCTCAGATTCCATGCCCTTCATGACCTTTTCGTTGTACTTGCTTTTAAGGTCTTTCAAAGACTTGGGTGCGGTAGCTTTGTTTTCTTGTTTGAAAAGCTCTTCCACCATTTTGTTTTTGCTCATGGCATAGTCTTTGACCATGGCAAATAACTTTGGATCTGCTTCAATCTTCTTAGCTTCCATATAGCTTTCAAGCATCTCTTCCATTTGCTCTTGATCATAAATGCCTTCGTCGGTCTTAGGCATTTCTTCGCCTTCAGGCTTTGCACTCATGTCCATCTTCATTATCGTCCTCCTTGTTGTTGCCACAATAGATCCCATAGACCTGGAACCGCTTCAGTTTCTTGCAAAAGCTGAGTAATACCTTGACCAGACGCCAGTGATTGCAAATTAACTGGAAGCTGTCTTTGAAGCTGCTCACGGCCAGCCAATGTTTGTCTTATGCCAGGAAGACCAGCTACAGCTTCTCCGGCTCTTGAAACAGCGGTTTCTCCGGCAAGACCTCTTTTGATTGCGTATGGGCTTGTTAAAAATCCACCAGTTAAACCACCAGCAGCACCGCCAACTAAAGCACCTATCTGGCCACCAGTAGCCGCTCCGGCCAAAGTACCAAGGCCGCCTAAAGCACCTGCTCCTCTAAAGAATTGTCCAGATCCTCCACCAACAACAGGCTGAACAGGTGGACGACCAAAGTATTTCCAAGTCACAGCAACATCAGACAAGCCAGTAAGGTTTGTTTTGTATTTGCTATCAAAGTCTTTGATCTGATTTTTAAACGTAGGAGATCTTAAAGTTTCTGGATTCTTTAAAGAATTAACAGCAACATCTTTGTTTTTAAAGAATTTATAAATACCTTCTTGAATGTCGCTATGCTCTGCGTAGGCTTTTCTTAAAGCCTCCCCATCTATTTTGTCATATATTTCATCTCTTAAAATTCTCTCAGCATCTTTAATTGCGCCTTCAAGCTGAGTTCCTGGCTGTAAAGGTGTGCGATTAAAGTCAACCAAATCAGCCAATTCAGTTTTAAGGTTGAACGCGGTTCTTGGGCTAACTTCGTCTACGTTGGCTGAGAAATATTTGTCACGAAGAGATTTAACTTTATCAGCAGCTTCTCTTAAAGCCAAGCTGTCGCTCTCTCTTGCGGCTGTATCAAGCTGAGAAAACAAATTGTCAAAAGATGAAGCAGCATTTGAAAGGTTGACCGTTACGCCGCGCTCACCAGCCTCATCTAAATATTGACCAATTTTTGTTCCTGTTTTTCTTAAAGCCTGTTGTACTTTATCTACTTCTTTTTGAGCAACGCGTCCAAGAGCGTCTATGCCGCCAGTTTCAAGCCAATCACTAAGCTCCATATTGGTATATGTTTTATTTGGATTTAGCTTTACTCCTCCTTCTTTAAACAAATCTTTAACAATACTTGGATCTGCTTTATCTGTAGCAGTTCGTAAAGTTTCAGATGGAACGCCGCTAACAGCACCAAGAGCTGCTTTTGGAAGCTTAGAAACAACACCTTCTTGGCTTTGTCCAATAATGTCTTTAGCCATTCGTTTTTGTGCGCCAGTTATTTTTGCGCCTTCAGGTATAGCTTCTTGTTTTGCTGCTTCTAATACTCTTCTTACAACCGTAGGATCTTGCACGGCTTTTGTAAGCTGTTTGCTTGAAGCCCCTGTTCCAAGCACAGGAACTGGCAAAGCACCAAGAACTCCAGATAAAGCAATTTGACCAGCATCGGCTTTTTTGGCAGTTCCTAAACCCATGCCAATAGCTTGACGAACACCTTCAAGACCAGCACTAGCCGCACCGCCTCCAAGTGTAGCTGCTGGAATAGCACCCACTCCTAAAGCAAACGGGCTTGCAGCAGCTCCAGCAATACCAGAGGCTGTTGTTGCCACAGTAGAAGCAACCGCATCAGCAAGATCATAACCAACGTCTGTGAAGTCTTGTACAGCTTCACCAAAACTTGTTATTCCTGTTGGGTCTAGTTTTTTCCAATTCTTTTCGCCGCTTTTTCTGGCTACAATATCACCATCAATTTCAGAAACTTCAAGATTTTCATTTTTTTGCTGAAGGTAATCTATTTGATCTTTAATTGATCCACCGAAGTTTTTAACAGCAGCACGTTGTTGCCAAGGAATATCAGCAGCTTCGTTTAATACTTTTGGAACTTCAGTTGCATCTTTAGGTGTTGGTTGTTTTCCAGATAAAAACGAATCTAATTCAGCGTCGGTCATATCTTCTGGTCTTTTAGTGGCAGATCCACCAGACAAATATGCATCCAATTCTGCGTCTGTCATTTCTTCTGGACGTTTCATTACTTACCTTCCATTTTCCTTTTAGCGGCTTCTATTTTTTGTTCTCTGGTCATTGTTGTTAAATCTGCGGCTTTTGCCGCGCTTTCTCCGTCACCAGAAATTTTTTGACCAGTAGCCCTTTCAAACGCGCTAACATCATTATCAAGACGCTTTGCAACATACTCATAATCTGAGTTTGACATAATTTCATTCTTGTAAAGTTCAACACGTTTAGCGGCATCTCTTTTTAACATTTTAAGAAGGTTTATTCTTGATTTTGCGCCGCCGCCCATTTGTCGTTTAACATAGTCTTGAACACTAACACCTTGTCCTGTTGCCGCCTTGATAAGTTCTAAGTCAGCTCCGGCCAAAGCACCAAGCTGTCCTATGTCCCTGTTGTAATCAGTGTTAATTGTAGAAGACAAGCTGTTTATTTCGTCTGCGTCATAGCCAAAAAATGGATCACCTTTTTCTGTTATCTTCTTTTCAAGTGCCGCAACCTTGCCGCCAAAAACAGCAAGATTTCTTAAAGATTCTCCATATGTTTTTGTATATTCTTTTTCAGATTCTCTAGCGAACTTTTGTTGGCTTAAATCTTGTTTTACTTCTTTTTGTTGTCCCATTGCAGTAATTTGAAGACGTTTTAGATCTTCATTTGTTTTCATTTGCTCTTGCTGCATTTCAAGATTAGCAACATCTTTAGCCCTCATCCTAGCCAATTCAGATGCCCCACCACGGGCTTTAAGAACGGCCTCTTGAAGAGCTTGAACTGTTTTTGCTTGATCTGTTGGTGGTCTATAAGCACGAAGAAGTCCAGACGGCTTTTGCGACCAGCTTTCAGCCAAAGCAATAAGTGGGCTAAGATCCATTTGCTGTGGACGACCTCTAGCAGCAGCAAGTTGTTCTTCCGCTGTTCTAATTGCTTCTGATTGAAGTCCTTGTTGCTGTTCATAAGCCTGCGACAACTGTTCTGCAAGCGTTAATGGCCTAGAAGGTGCGTTGGCTTCTTGGTTCTTAATATTTAAATCTTCTTGCGTAGGCATTTGCCTCATCGGCCTTGGCGCAGTCTGTGGAGCTGGTGATGCTGGCATTTGCTGCATAGCAGCCAAGTCAATAGCAGGAGGCTGTGTAGCGTCAGTTTGACCATAATAAGCCTCTTCAAGTTGCCTAATAAGATTTGGATCTAATGCTTGTGACATTGGCGCGGCCATATTTATCTCCAATTATCTTGATGCTAATCTCATTGGTTGCGCTTGTTGTGGCCCCATTTGCATAAACGGCAATTGCATTGGTTGAAGTGCCATTTGTCCTCCTGCTTGTGGAGAATATTGAGCCGGTCCAGCAACAGCAGGTTGCATCTGTTCCATAGGAGCAAGAGCTAATGGATACTCTTCCGCTGTTTTATATGGACCTATTGGGCTTGTTCCTCCAGCCAAACTAATTTCAGCAACATCTTTAGCTTTATTTGCATCAAGAGCTTGCTGATTCTGAGACAACATTGCGCCAGTTAAACCACCTTGTAAAGCCGAACCAAAAGGATCTGCTTCTTGGATAGCTCCAGGAGCCATGCCAGTCCAAGGAGACCAACGGGCAGTAATAGCAGCCTGTTTTCTTTGACGCTCTTCACGCGGCCTATCAACAAGCTCACTTTTAAGAAGTCCTGCTCCAGCCATTAGGCCAATGGTTAACGGGTCCATTTTATTCTCCTTCTTTCTTGCCCATGTCCATCCATGGACTTTTTTTCTTTTCTGGAAGATCTTTTTCGTTCTTAGTTTCTTTAGACCACTCAGCAGCAATCTTAGGATGCTGAGAGTACATAAACCTCATTTGAGCTTTGCTTTTAAATGGCATAATTAACCACCAAATAAGTTTGCAAATAATCCACCACCACCGCCGCCCTCATATCCTTGAGCAGTTTTTTCAGCAGCGTAACCTTTCATGCCTTCGCCGTATTGGAACAGTTTTCTTCTTTCTCTGTTAGCCAAATCAGCAAGACGTGTTTGAAGATTTGTAACATCAGTACCAGTTTGTTGGCCAATGTTAAACTGTCCAATCCTAGAAGCAAGATCTGCTCCTTGCATACCAATTTGACCGCGCTCTACAGCTCCACCTTGACGCTGTTGCTGCATAAGATTAGCAACATTTTCAGCTCCAGCAGTAGCCATTCTTTCAGCAGCTCCGCCTCTTAATCCACCACGCATAGCAAGATTAGATCTAGCACCAGCTAAAGCTCCGGCTTGCTGTCTAGCTGCTTGATCCATAAGTCTTGATTGTTCGGCTTCTTGTCTTTGGAAAGCCATTTTTAGCCAAGGAGATTGAGCCATTTGACGCTGAATTTCTTCACCACTTAAAGTTCTTGCTTGTAGTTGGCCTTTGTCAGCAAGAGTTCCAATACCTTCATATGCAGCAAGTTTTGGTCTTGCCGCTTCTTCTGCTAAAGACGCTTCATAATCTGCGGTCAGACCTGTTTTCATCATTCTAGGCATATTTGGAAATTCTTTCTCTAGCCTAGCCTGATATTGCTCAAGCGATTCACCAGCAAGTGGATATGCCCTGTTAGCCATTATACTTCTCCCCCAGTCATTTCTGCATAAAGTCTATAGTCTGGTTCAATCGTGTCTTCGTTATCTGCATACATATCGGACAATGTTTTAAGCGTATCTGCTTTTTGCTGCTCAACATCTTGAATAGCTTTAGGCAGATTTGGATGAAGCTCTTTTTCAAGGCACTTCATTTTCATATAAGACATGACGTAATTGACTGCTTCAGGAATATCACATTTAGAAGCATTGTCTGTCAATTCGTTAGCGTTACGGATATACCAGATATACAAGAAAGATCCGGCCTCAGTAGGCGTGGGAGTCAAAAGAAGCTTAGGCTTTTCACCTTCAGCAGAGTTTAGAATAAAGAAACCATACTGTTGTGTGCCGTTGTTGATCGTCTTTTCAGTCTCATAGATGGCGATCTTGTGCCAGTTACGAAGACGTTTAAGCTTCCAGACTTGTGTGCCGGATCGGTAAATAATCTGACGGATTTTCATGCCGTAAATGTTGTCTGGGATGTTGTATTCTTCTTGTCCAGGAACCAAAGTGATCTGGCCTCTAGCTAAGAAATAGTCTTCACAAAGAGTAAGGATCTGACGCTCTACTTCATCAATAGCTTCATTGGCGTAACCAAGAAGCTCTGCTTCGTTGATGAATGTCTCACCTTCAAGGTCAAGATCCCGCAACACTTTTGCTTTGATTTCCGACCACACCCAGTATCTCATGTGTATCTCCCAACAAGACAGCGAAGTAATGTTGCGCCGGACGCATTAATATCAAGCTCGTTAGAATCAAACTTAGAATAGTTTAATGTAATTGCCGCATTATTACTATTGTGCATAATTATAACATCTAGAGGCGCAAAACCTAAGCCATGTCTGTACTTAAAGTTAGTAACAGCACTAGGAATATCTATTGAAAAAAACTGAAAATTTGCCCTGTCTAATGGATTGGCGTTGCCATAGTCCATAAGCCTTTTAAAATTCTCCTGAACATATGGATCTTCAATCTCTTGTCTAAGAAGCCGTGGAAAGGTCATTGGTTAGTCCCCGCCTCTCCACTGTTGGAGACTTTGTAAGCTCCTTGGCTCGGGCCAGCAATATCGTAAATAAGGGACAAATTAAGCAAATTGAGGACTTCGCCAAGAGGACGGCCCCTGATTACCCACTGCTTGTTTGAGCCGTTTAAAGACGTTCCTAGCGGGTCTGAATAGGTAATGATCTTCTCATCCATGCTAAGGCCGGTAATCTCATATTCTTTAGTAAAGTCATCTTCGAAGGATATAAAATAACCAATAGATTTTGTGGGCCATTTATTAGCAACAACCTTTTCTAGTCCATCTTCTATTATTATTTTACCAACCAAAGTAACGTGTTTTAATGTAGCATTAACGTTTGCTTTTGATATTATATCGCTTGATACAATTGCAACGTGTGCATTAGTAAATTTAAGGCTTTTATAGTTACATCTAAGACTTTTAGCTGGCATTAAACGCTTTTCATGGATAAGCCCTTGTTTATTCCAGTCTAAGGTATAGTCACCCCAATAAACATCTGGCTCACCCCACAAAATATTACCACGCGATCTAATAGGCAAAAGGTCGGCTATGACGCGATCATCGTCATTGTTGCTGATAATCCTAAGAGATAGGTTAGTCTCAGAATCACAGGTTACGTTGGCTTGTGTGACATATTTTCTTACCGCCGATGTACCAAAGTTGTAAGCCGATGTTTCTAATGTATAAACAATAGTCTCACTTCTCCAGTTTGCCGGAGATATAGAAGAATCTATTTTTGGATCTACATAGATGTCATCTTTATGAATCAGGACATATCCCAAATCACTACAACGAATCATGTCTCCATCAATAAACTCAATAGCCGACGGAACAAAGCTTTGTCCAGTTACTGTAGTAAACGTGGAATTTTCTTTTATTCCCCAGTTTAGATCTAAAACGTAGCACTTGTTTAAATCACTTGCGCTTTGATCTTGTACTGTCCACCAAATTCTATTTTTTTTGCTATCGTATTTGCCTTGAAATTTTAGGTTTCTAGAATCGTTGGATGTAAATGTTTTATAAGTCCTATCGTAGTCTTGATTTAGCTTTATAACCCTAAAACCGTCTGTGAAATATACGGCGTCTTTTCCAAGCCACATCACACCGTCAAGAGCCTGAACTGGCGTATTAACTCCAATACAGCCCGCCGTATCGCTAATAAGTTCTACAAGCATTTCACCGCGCCCAAGCTCATCAAAAAAGCCGTCCACCCTGTAGACTTTTCTTTTGCAAAGAATAATGACGTTATTTTTTGTAGAAGATATGGCAACAATATCGTCATCAACATCTACATAAAAAGATTCTGGCACAGAATCAATGTCTCCAGGAACTGATTGAAGCAGTCTATACGGATTTTCTACAAGCCCTCCGTAATACCCAACATTGCTTCTTATATGTAAACTTCTGCACTTTGGCGGAGGATCATTAGAAACAACGCCTCCATTTGTGTAAAGCTGCGCTTGTGTGTCTAATGAATCGTTAGACCAAAGTATATAAGAGTAAAAATTATTTACGTCTTTATACCATATATAATACGCCCCAGTAGCTGCGTTTCGGTATAAATAATTAAACTCACCTTGGGCGGGAAACTGAGCTTTTGTGGCGTATGTTTTTATAGGAAATATTGTGTCTGGTACATAGTCTTTAAATGTAGTTGTTCCGTTGTCTATAGAACCAACCAAGAAATAAGATGTTCCGTTATTTAAAGTTCTGTAAATATCTATTTTTAAATCTGAAGAAACGTCCCAATTTGTGTCTGCTGTGTTTGTAAGTGTTTTTATTGCGCCAAGAGTTATTGTGTTTCTTATTCTTGGGTAAACATCTTCTTCTGCAAGTAGTTGTACATATGAGCTTGTTCCAGAGTTCCATCTATAATATGCCTGTTCAGTCCCTGCCCAATATGTTTTTGTCGGATCTCCAGTAACAGGAAAAGATCCAACACCTCCGTACAAAAGAAGCGTATTGTTTACTAATCCTATTTCATTCGCTCCAATAAGCTCTATTGGAAAGCTTGGAGATCCTACGTCTAAAAACTGTATTTCTACAGACCCAGAATAATACTGCCTTCTAAAAACAAGTTTATAAAGATAGCTGGTGTCAAATATTCTTTTTGCTGTTCCGTCACCAGATCCAACCCCAGTGGCTGTAAACTCAGTTCCAACGTCATTATTTGGAGATCCTATTAGTGTAAAGTTTGTTGTTCCAACAGAAACTATTACATATTTTTTTCCAACAATAAAATTTCCAGCCGTTACTATTGTTTCTGAATAGGTTTTGGTAACATTTGCAGAATCTCTATCCGCGTATGTTTCGTCATATTTAGGAAGTCCGGCCTGAACCAGTTCTGGGACACCCTCTCTGACAGTCACTTTCATTGGATAACCAGGAAGAGAAGAATTGCTTATAAACGTGTGATAGTTCCAGTTTGCGTATGTAAATTGGTGTGCTTGTTGGCCAGAAATAGGGTTAGATCCTGGGAAAGCGTTATGTCCGCTTCTGCCGGGTATTTCTTCCCAAGTCGAAGTAGATGATTTGTAATATAAAAGCTTTTCTCCACTTTGAATGTAAAGCTTATCTTTATAGTAAAAGCAGGTAGTGATCCTGTTTGCTATTGGCCTAGGAGCAGCCGCACTATAAAGCGTAGAGCCTGGCCTAGTAAATACTTTTCCTTGATTCTGATATTGATTGATCAACAAGTTGTCACATTCGCGCATCTTGTTTGGCGGAGCAGATAGATAGTAATCAGTAACACCACCAGAGAAGTCTTCTAATTCTAATTTCTCTGCCATGATTACACCAATATGTGAGCTACGGCGTCAGTTAAATTTTGGTCGTTTGTATATATTCTGCATTTTTTCTCTTGGCCGGTAACAGGCTTTACATCCAATAAAAGCTGATCACCAACAGAATTTTTAACGATAATTACAACATCTGAATAATTCACATCTATCAAATCAAGTTCTTTATACCATCTTTGATTTGGAAGATCTTCTGTCCAAGATCCAGACAAAACATATTTTACTGGCGAAATATTTGTTGTTGGTATCTTTGCGCTTGTAACGCCGTTATGCGTGTGATCATTCAATTGTTGAATATCATGCTCTAAGTCCGGAAACCAACTGGAGCCTTTATCGCCTGTCTGAGGCTTCTTATATCCGTATGATAAAGTAATGCTCATAATGTCTCCTAAATCTGTCCGGCGACATAAGCCGCAAATAAATAGTCTACACCATCGTGTATTTTATCTGAATCACAAGGCTGCCAGTCTGAGCCAGGATTACGTTGCCAGAGATACTCTTCACAGCGATCTTTTGCGTTCGGAAGTCGATCTTCTGGAAAAAGGCTGGTGTTAAGTAGCACGGCTATCGTTTCATCCTGATTTCCATCTTTGTACTTGTGATAGAGGGCTTTTATCAAAGCGTTATTAGGGCTTTCATTTTGGTATATTCTAAGAAGCTCATAATCAGCCTCAGATATGCCTCCGCGCATAATGCCTCTAGTGAAGATAGCCATGACATCAAGGTGCTTCTCAAAACCTGCCTTCTTGTTTTGGCTAGGCTGATCTGACATAGAAGCAGATCTGTAAAGCATCTCTTGCAATACAAAGACAAGTGGTGGCGTCAGGAATGTGCGGCTGATATAGCCACGTCCCATGACCCATCCATTTGCTTGGCCGTAGTCCCATATACGCTGCAATGCTGGCTTATCAGCTTTAAGATAAAGGTAGGGCCAGAGCATGATAAACATGTCTTTGCTGATATCTGACTTTGAATTATTTGGATAACAGTCATGAGACTCATTTCGATACCATCGGCCAGGCTCACCCTCAGCTTTATAGATATCCGCTTCTGAGCATCCACCTGACATCTTGCAAAGAGAAGTAAAGCCCAAAGAATCGCAGCCGCCTTGATGCGCCCATCCAGTATGCAGTCTCTTGTATAATTCAGCCTTAGCCACAACAGCCTCATTTACTTGCTGCGGCTTTTTAGGCTCACGCTTTTGGCATGAGGTTAAGGCTAAAATTATAAAGAGTAGTTTTAGCATTATGCTATTCTTACAGCCATAAATTTAGACTGACCATATGTTGTGTCTTGCTGAATTGTTCCGGCAGATGCCAAATTACCTACTTTTGCCCTAACTTTATAAGTAGTTTGACTTGAAATGTTAACGGCCTCTTGAGCGTGCAATGTACATATATTATCTGCATTTGTTCCTGATCCAGAATTTTTAACATATGCGCATCTTATTGAGTTACCTACTAAATTGTTTGAAGAATCAGTAATTCTTGTTTGTGCAAAATTTGTATGTCCATTTGCCGTTGTTGTTGTCACGTCTACACTTAAAGAATAACTTATAAGCCAAACTCCTGCGCCTAAACTTAGACTTAATCCATTTAAATCTACATCCGAAATAGAAACTAAAGTTTGATTTGCCGTTAAATTTGCTTGAACTACTTCCCCCACATATCCAGCCGGAACCGCTGTCCCATCCCCCGCTGATTGTAATAAACTCTTCTGTGTCATAACTTATCCTTTGCTCTTTGTGATTGTTATTTGATATAAGTTACGTGAATCCTGATTCATTTATATTTTTCCTTTTTGTTCTTAGTAGATATAAACTGAGTGGAGTACCACTCTGTTTGCTCCCATCCCGCAAGGGATTATGTAAATTATCTCAACCTTCGGTTAGGCGATTCTTGTGGCTATTATTCCGGTTATTCTTTGTTGAGAGCTATCGGCTAAAAGCTCTGGCCCATTTGTTAAGTTTGCTCTAAAACCTCTCATTTTTATAGTTTGAGTAGTTGTGTTTACAAAAACAGAGTTGCTTTCAAGGTGAAAAACAAAATTTAATCCAGAGCCTAACGTCGGTTGATTTTCTACTTGCTGTTGAACTCCGCTATTTGCAATTATGGTATTTCCAGCATCGGTTATAAATAATGAAATTCCGTTTGTTTGATTAGACCCTGCCGAATGTTTCATATATACAGAAGCTTTTAATGTTAGTCTCCAAACACCCGGAGGTAACGATAGGCTCATTCCAGTAATATCTCCAGCAGACGACGTTGGTATTTGTAATGTTCCCGTGGAAATTATAGATAATGTCTCCCCCAACATCCCAGTAACCGGAGCCACACCATCTGTTGCTCCTACGATATTTTTGGTTGAAATTGGGTAGCCTACTTGGGAGCCGGAAGAGACTTTGCGGAGACGCCAGCGTACTGATGAATATGTTGACCAAGTTTCTCCTAAACCTGCAAAAGACCCGCCAGGCCCTGGAGGCCTTGCGCCATAGTTTCCAAATTGAACCAAACAATCAGTAGTAGAACCATTTATTTGATTAAATCCTATTCCATAATATGCGCTTGCCTGTCTTTGATACATTACGGCACCAGTACCAGCCAAACCAGATGCTATTGGCAGCCATGAGCCAAATCTATTTAGCTCTAAAATTATTGTATCAGTTGGTAATATTTGACTTTGAAATCTTACAATATATTCAGTTGCAGCATCTGGTGTTGTTGAGCCTACAGATGGTATTAACGACCCATTTGACCCATAAACAACAAACGAAGCATTGGTATATGACGTTGCCGCAGCAGTTCCTTGCCCACCGCTATTACTTGCATACTCCTCCAACGCTCTATCTGCTAGAGTTGTGGTGCCGGAGCCAGCCCATTCGGCGATGGGTATCGAAAATTGAATTTCAAGAATATCATTGGCGGCAATAGTGACTGGAGTGCTTGAGTTGTTAAATGCCGTTTGTCCGTGAGCCTTAAATTTTAAACTATTTGAGCTGTTTACATGAACAGTGCCCATAAACTCAATATAACTTGCGCTTGCATCCCAAAGGCTAAAAGTCCCAACAATGGGCTCATCTGATACTGGTATATTAGATCCGTCATATGTAAGAGAATCTGGCAAAGTCAATGTGTAAGGACTATTGATGGCTGAAACTGTTGCAAAGCTTAGTTGAACCCTTGCGTTCATTCTATTTCCGGCTCTTTGATATTCGCCCTTTTGGCTAGAAAATGTCCCAGAAATTCCAATTATCGGTGTGAACAATTTATCCTTAGTAACCACCGGCACATTTACTGGAACCTCAGTAGTTACTTGCGTAGTTGTTGGTGTAAATGCTGATGATGACATATGCGCTCCTTGTTAGGCGATTCTGACGGCATAAAAATGTGAAAATGATGACGGTGATGCGTTGTATATATAGCTTTGTGCCGATCCTCCGGATTCATATTTTAAAATTCTTATTTTATATGTTGTGCTTGAAGAAATATTGACAACATCGTTCATTGAAATAACACATTGCATTGCTCCAGGAGCGGCGGCCACATTTTTTATATAAATTGATTTGTCCAAATTATTTATAACTGTATTTGCTGAATCAGTTATTTTTAAGTATATTGCCTGTTCTGCGCCAACAGCAGGAGCGACCTGTGCCACGCACTGTATGCTTGCAAATATTTGCCAAATCCCTGGAGTTAAAGTTATTGAAGAGTTTGTCAAGTCTGTTTCTGTTGTTGTTACTAATTGTTGAGATGGTGGAGGTGTTGTCCATGTTATTTTTTGACCAATATATCCAGAAGCCACAGCACTTCCATCTGTGCGGCCTTGTACTTGGCTTGCATTTACAGTTAATGGGAAACTTGCGCCAATAGCTGGAGCATTGAGAGCATAATTGATAACGCTTGTGCTGCCTGAAGATGCTGGCAATGTCACCCTAATCATTCCTGTAGTCGTGATATCGACCAAGAAACCAGCAGGAGGTGTGTCACCTGTGGTCTGATAGCTTAGATTGTAATCTCCACCTGCTCCGCTGAGTGCAAACTTGGCAGATACATAAAACCTTCTGGCTGGAGATGAGCTGATAAATACCCATCCCGTAAGCTCACCGGCTGTCATGCCAGCTACGTTTTGAACGTTTGTAACTGCGCCAGAAGTTAAAGCTACTTCTGTCCTAGCATTGACGCCGCCGACTACTGCGCCACGCTTAGGTGCTACATACATCGTTGTTGCGCTAGATGCCACGCCAACAGGCACAGAAACTTGTCCGATTACTGTTGGCTCTGTAGTTGTTAGCAAACCAGGGGTTGCCGCAGATAAGAAGTAAACCTCTCCAGTCGTAAGACCAGTTAGCCCTGTCAATTCTCCAGACAAAGTAAGATCAAACTCATTAGGCAAATCTGCCTTACTTACAACGCCAACTACTTCAGCAGCAGCCGCAGATGTGGCAATTGCTTTAGTATATACAGAGCCGTTTAAGTAAACAGCATTACCAACTGAAAGACCGTGAGCTACTTGTGGGATTGTGACTACTGTTCCACCAGCAGATCCACCACCAATTGGCGACCACTCACCAGATGCGCGGCCTTCAAATGCCGACAAATCTATATTGTATCTAATCATTCCATCGATAACTGCTGGGCCAGTTGGCTGTTCTGCCGTTGTTCCAGATGGAAGTTGTAAAGCTCCAGTTAAAAATTCTGTGGTCGATATAAGTTTCTTGGTTAAAGATTCATTGCCATCAGTTGTTACAAGAGTTCCTGTTTCTGGAAGGAAAACATTTGTACTTCCGGTTAAGTTGATAGTGATAGGATAATCACCAGACAAGGTTAGTGTAGACAAATCATTGTTTGCTACGCCTGTACCGCCTTTAGATGGCGTGACTATTGGTAGTGCGCTTGCATCGAAAGAACATCCTGATCCAAGTGTTTTATTGGTAAGCGTCTGTGTTCCGTCTGTGTTAACAATTTCTCCAGCAGCGTTTGTACCAACAGTGTTAAGCTTTTGAAACTCTGTGTTGCTTACAGATCCATCGGCAAGTTTTGTAGCGTCAATAGCCGCTGTTGCTGATACGTCTGCGTTTACAATTGTTTCTACAGATGCTTCTGTTGCTCCTGATGCTATTTTTACAACACCAACAAGCCCGCTAACGCTTTTTCCTAAACCGCCTTTTGCTAAAGGTACAATCTGAAGTGCGGCAGAATCTACAACACACGATGAGTTAAGAGTTTTACCAGCCAGAGTTTGGCTAGAATCAAGATCTACAGCCACTTTCCAAGCAGATCCAGTATGCCACTTGAGACCTGTGCTAGAGTTGAAATAAACCAAGCCAACCACAGGGCTAGTTAAATCACTAGCAGAAACCTGAAGCTGTGCTCTGATCAGTTCGCCGTAAATCTGTGCCATGTCATACTCCTACAAGCCTGTAAGTTCCCGCTGGCAGCGGTGATGAAACTGTTATTCTAACGTTAGTAGCTGAAGTTGCTTTAATGCTAACATACATACACTCAAAGTCATTACTATTATCTTTAAGTTGCCATATAGCAAAACGCGCATCTGCACCAGAAACTGTCACGTCTTTAAGCGTATCTGTACCGTTCCATGACAAATCGTAGTATACCCTAAAACCGCCTACTTGTTTAATGGCTAGGCCAGTATCTATGTAAAGATTTTGATCTGTTGTTAAATAATAAGCCTTACCTGGAGTCGTAGACGAAGATGATGGCAAAGTATCAACATTTTCAAACCTTAAGCCCTTGTGCTGTCCGGCAGAATAGATATCTCTCCAACGCTTAGTTGCACCGCCTAAATCTGTTCCATCCCACTGGGTAGAATAAGAAGCATCTGTAAATGGCCTTAAAACGCTTTTTACCTGAACATAGCCTTTGGAAGCATTAGATGTGCTTTCAAGATCTAAGCTTTCACCAGCAGCAGTACCGCCAATAATTGCCTGCCCACCATCACGCCCTGCAAGCAAAGCAAACTGCGTGTGTCCTGCATCACCAGTTGTAAGACCGCCAAGTGAACTATGAGCAATCTCTGTATCCGGAGCACTTGCAAGCCACTGTGTACCGTCCCAGAACAAAGCATCACCGACTTGTGCCGCTTGGCTTCTATCGGCTGTGCGGTAGTTTGCATCTTTAAGCTTCATTAGATCGGGCACTGTAAATGTATTTGTGCCATCTTTAATGGCTTGGCTTAGAAACAGATCACGCCAACGTGCAGCTCCTACCCCAAGATCTCTTGTGCCATCACCCGTTGGATAAAGATGGCTAGAAACGCTTACATTGCCGCCATTTGGTTGCAGAACAATGTTAGAACTAGCCGCAACAGAACTAAGCACCACGCCCTGCATTTTAAGGCCGCCAGCTTGCAAATAAGCCGTAGCACCCGACACAATAAGCGGAGCATCAACCACACTTACTTGATATCCGGTTAATAATGTGCTTCCAAGAACAATAGAACCTGTTCCATTTGCAGATATATTAAGGCTACTATTAGTAACGCTTGTTTGTATGTTGTTGTCATACAAATATAGATTGTTCATTAAATACAAATCACCGGCATAAATTGCGCCGGTGGTTGTAAAGTTAAGTGCATTTAAATTAACAGTAGCTGTATCACAATTAATATTTCCATTAGTAAACGTAAAATCTGCTACCTTAGATCCAGACGGCAAGTTTAGTCCGCTGGTCAAGATAAGGCTGTCGGCATAGATATCGCCAGTTGTGCGAAGATCTGCCGTATCAAAATCAAGCTCACCAGTAGCTTCGATAATCATGCCGTAGCCAGTGATGGTTGTTCCGCCGATTGCAATAGAGCCTTGAGTGTTAAGGTTTGTTGTCCCCATGCTGATATCGCCTGAGGAATCTGTGAGAGATCCTCCGGCTAATGTCATAGTTCCAGCTTTAACCTCTGTAGACCAAACAGATGCCCACTTGTTAGTGGTGTCACCTAGTTTTAAAGTTCCGTCTGTAGTTGGTCTAAAATTGTCTGTAACCTGCACAAATCCGGTCTGTGGGCCAGCACCATCTCCGCTATTTGCAGACAGTGTAAGGTTTGTATTAGGCGATGCTCCGCCATATACGCGTTGTCCAGCATATATACCAGTAACTGGTATACCCGACTCATCAGCATCATCATGGCCAATCTTTTGAACATAAAAAGCTAAGGTTTGGTTTTGCCAAGCAGACAAAATAGAATCTGTAGACCAATCGACATCATATATCTTATGCCAGCTAGGAGCGGCTTCGCCTTCGCGTTGTTCCCAACGATATCCTGCGCTGCGTCCATCTCCGTCGTCATTGACTACACGGTAATCAGCAATAGTGTTTCCTGTGAGAGGAAGATCTGCTGGAGTTGCTACTGCGGCCTTAGCATTTGGATAAATAACGGCGACTAAATAGTCTAGTGCGCCTTGCATATTTGTAACGTCTGGAAGGTTTGGGTTTGAATACCCAAAGTCAGACATACTGTGAACGAAAGGATGCTGGTTCTGGTTCCAGATCTGAAACCTATGGTGATTAAAGATCATCCTGATCTCCTAATATATTAAAACAGCTCCCACGAAGCATCCCAGTTTGCTGTCTCTTCTTTCATGTATAAAACTCTAGTAGATAGCCCGTCGTAGGCATATCTTACCACAGAACATGGCGTACCGTCTTCGGCGTCAGCACGAACAGTGTAAACCTCTACCATGCGACCAGAACCATCATATTCACAGTGTTGTTTAACAAGTTCATGAGCTTGTGTTTTTAAATGGCCTGTATCTGCCATGACTTTCTCCCATACAGAAGGGGAGAATGGCCACCATCCTAGCAGCCACGCTCCCCCAAAGTTTAGCTATTAGTAGCTAATGCTGTGCATTATTGCGTTATGTCCTGGTGCGTTGACTTCCAACTGGCCGAACAAACACATATCAACTACATACTTGAAGCCGTCAGTTCCACGAACTTCAAAGTATTCTTTACCTTCAGGAGACTTGCGCTTGCGGAAGCCGCCACGGGTACGGAATACCATCGATTTGAGATCAAGATACATGATGACGTCATCATCCATCTCAACGCACGCAACCAACTTAAGAGTCCCTTTAACTGAGGTAACTTCTAGCTCTGTCCATCCGTATAGCGAAGCAGAAGGTTGCTTCGTAACAGCAAATGGGCCTTTTTGAGTTTCTACAAGCTTCATAATATTGCCAAGATGTTTAAACGACATAAGAATTGTATTGGCATTACCCTTAGCTTTGCGACGAACTTCTGTGTAGCCATCAAACAATTTATCCAAAATGTTTGAAGCGGTAACAGCAGCTCCGCTAATGTTTACAGCTTGCAAAATTGGGTAAGCAAGTTTGCTAACGCCGTGAACGGTTGCAGATCCGCCATTTGCTTGGCTCAAAAGAACTTCACGAATCGAAGTAAATGAGCTTGCTGTTCCATCTCCTTGCAAAATACCTGGATGATAACATTTAGAACCAACAGCCAATGTGCTTAAATTTGATGGCGTTCCGCCAGCGCGTGTGGTGTGGAATGTTACAGTACCAGTGCCGCCAGAAGATGTGCTGTTTACGTCGATAGTTTTAACGTAAGCAACTATTTTATCTTCTGCGCCGTCTTTAAGCTCTACTTTTTGGCCAATTTGGAAGCGATCAACATGATCTACTTCTAGTTCGCCAAGAGCCGTTCCAGCTTCTACTGCTTTAGCAAAGTGACTACCTGCGCCAAGAGACGTAGAAACAACTTGCTTGAAGTAATCAACCATAGCGTCAACTTCGCCTGGAAGAATTTTCAAGAAAGTTGCCTCTGGAATTTTTCCTTCGGCATCTAAAAGATCCCTGTGGTTAAAAACAAGAGAAGCCCATGCTTCACAATAGCTATCAATCGAACCACGAACATAAACTGATTGAGAGATGTCGCCGACATCTGCCAATTGACCAAACTCAACCGAAGATGCACCAGCTCCTTTGAAAGGAACGATGATCTTAGAGCCTTGCCAGCCGTTGTCGATTTCTAAGTTAGAAAGAAACCAGTCACGCTTGACTAGTTCTTCCATGATCATGCGGTTCGGTAGATACTCATTGAGCATCGACTGAAACGATAAATTTCCTGCTGTATTAAGTGCCATTTCTCACTCCTTGAGAATTGTGTTTTGTTAATATTGTTCTGTCAGTTCTTTAGCCCGCTTCTTTAAATCTTCCAGCGATTTCACTGCTGGTTTAACTGCACTTGTCCCGCGACCTTGAATGTTCGGGATGACTGGCTTTTGTGAAGCTTGCACTATCTGCGCACCACCAGCAACCGGAGCAACACCTAGGCTTGGGTTAATTGCTTTCAAATGCTTGATGG